TCGAGCTGTTAGCTGGCGCGCAGTCGGCGCTGGCGGCGGAACAGGCTGAGCGGGTGCGGCAAGTCGTTCAGATGGGCGAGGACTACGCCACTGGGCTGGCCGAGAAGGACGCAGCGATCGAGTCGCGCGACAATCGCATCGAGCACTTGAGCGCCAGCCGTGAGGAGGCCGCTGTTGGGAAGCTCGCTATGGAGTCAGAGCGAGACGCCGCGCTGCGTGATGTAGCGATCCTGGAAGAAATGCAGATCAAGGACCAGGCAGAGATCGCCAGCGTGCGAGGCGAACTCAGCGCAGCCATAGCCGAGCGCGAGGCCGCTATCACGGAATGCCACACGCAGATCGCCGCGCTGACCGTCCTGCGCGATGACGCCGTTAAGAGCGTGGACGTGTTGACTGCCGAGCGTGACGCCGCATTGTTAGCAGCAGCAGCCGACATCGCCGAGTCAGAGCGTCAGATCGCCGAACACGTCACAGCTCGCGCTGCCGCAGTCACAGAGCGTGACGCAGCCGTCACACGCTATGACGAACTGAGCGCGGGGTTCGGCGTGATCGAGCGTGGCAAGGCCGCAGCCGAGCGCGAGCGGTTCGAGGCCGACGCTAACAGGGCACTTGTGGTATCAGAGCGCGATGCGTTATCTGCCGCACTCGAGCAGGAACGCGAAGCGCACCAGCAGACGCGGGCGAACCATGCTGAGCGGGTGAACGGTGTTCTCGTAGCCCATCGCGGCCTCGTGGCTGACATCATGCGGCGCGTGGTTCGGCGAGAAGTCGAGCGCGCACGTAAGCACGCATGGAACCCGCAGAAGTTTAGCGCGTGGATTGATTCGTTCTATGGCGAGCATGGGGTTGACGATGTGGCAGAGGCGTTACTGCCAGCCGTGAGCGCGCATCTGTCTATCCTGTCTAGCCAGAGCGATCCGCACGAAATGGCGCGACAGCTCGCGGTGGATCACGTCGCGGAGTCACAGAAGCAACTGCGCGATCTGCTGCACGTTGAGGACTTTGCGCCCATGCTCGAGCGCACGCTGGCGAAGTGGGAGATGTCACGACCGGAGATGGTAGCTGACCGTCTCCTTACCAGAGGGCTGGCCGATGTCCGCTGATTTGGAACGTCGTTATGTAGGGGAATGCCGGATAGATCCGGACAATGATCGTCGCATCCGTGGCTATGCGATCAAGTTCGGCACGCGGTCTGTGGATCTGGGCGGCTTCTTCGAGATTATCAACCCGTCAGCCGTCGATCGGTCGCTCAGGAGTGCAGACGTTCACGCCTACTACAGCCACAATCCGGAGCGGGTACTTGGGCGTACCGGCGCCGGCACGCTGCAGATCCGGAAGGACTCCACCGGCCTGGCCGTGACCATCGATCCGCCCAGTTCAGCGGCCGACATCATCGAATCCATCAACCGTGGGGACATCACGGGCATGTCGTTCGGGTTTCGCGTGCCTGAAGGCGGCGACGAGTGGCGCATGGATGGTGGGATGCCGCTGCGGGAAGTCAACGATATGGAACTTTCAGAAGTTTCCATCGTTGCAAAGCCGGCGTACAAGAGCACGAGTGTTCAGGTATCGCAGCGGTCGCTGGACTCATTGCGCGAGTTCAAGCAGTCGAGCAAGTGGACAAAAGCCGAGACGGATAGGCGTCTACGGCTGGCACGGTAGTTGTTGACACTACCGCGGGTTGTGGTATAGGCTATCGACAATCACAACATAAGGCCCGACGTTTCGCGCATCCGGACCGGAAGCGCAACGGACAGGGACAAATAAGCAGGGCACCCGGACCGGGTAGCGGCTTCACCACGAGCGAAATCAACACGATTTCGCCTGTGAAGCCGTGCCAGTGGCTTAGTCCACACCTCATACCAGAGACATCGCGCATCGGCCTTCCAGGCGAGCAGGAAGGGACCGAAGGCGATGATTCACGACCTCATCACACAGAAGAAGGCGCTGCTGGACGCGGCCAAAGAGATTCAGGTGCGCGTCTACGAGCAGCAGGCCGGCGAATGGCGCGGCGACGACACCGCGAAGTTCGATGACCTGACGAGCAAGGCCGACACCAAGCAGGCCGAGATCGAGCGCTACGCGAAGCTGGACAAGGCCGAGCGCGAGCTGTCCGACATGGACGCCACGCAGGGCCGCCGCAGCGAACCGGCGCCGGTTGCACGTCAGGCCGTCATGGGCAAGCCCACCGCACAGGACGCCGACATGGCGCTCCGCGGCTGGCTGCTGGGCGCTGGCGAAGAAGGTGCCACCGAAGCGCATCGTGCAGCCGCACAGCGCGCGGGCATCAACATCGGCAGCGGCGCGATCAACCTCAAGCTGGCGCCCCCGCTCAAGTCGCTGAACCAGCGCGACGTGGAAGCATGGGAGAAGCGCGCGGCGATGGGCGTTGGCTCTGGCGCCATCGGTCTCTACGCCACGCCGGACTCGGCGATGGGCGCACTCGAGAAGGCCTTGCTGGCGTTCGGTGGGATGCGTCAGGTATCCACGGTGTTCCGCACCGCGTCAGGCTCGGACATGCCGTTCCCGACGACCAACGACACCGGCAACGCTGGCGCACTGCTGGCGGAAAACACGCAGGTTTCCGAAGTCGATCCGACCTTCGGACAGCTCGTGATGAACGCCTTCAAGTACTCGTCCAAGCTGGTGCTGGTGGCGCGTGAGCTGCTGAACGACTCTGCCGTGAACATTCCCGAGATGCTCGGCTCCATGCTCGGCGAGCGCATCGGCCGCATCCAGAACACGCACTTCACCACGGGCGATGCGTCGAGCAAGCCGAACGGTGTTGTAACGGCGGCGACTTCGGGATCGATCACCACGGCAGCGGCGGCGACCGTGACGCACGACAACCTGGTTGACCTGATTCACAAGGTTGATCCGTCGTATCGTCCCGGCTCGCAGTTCATGATGCACGACGGCGGACTGAAGATCATCCGCAAGCTCAAGATCATGAACTACAGCGGCGACGTGAACGGCGAGCCGCTCTGGCAGCCGTCGCTGGCGGCTGGCACGCCTGACCGGATCCTCGGTTACTCCTACATCATCAACCAGGACGTGGCGACTCCTGCGAACGGCACCAAGTCGTACCTGTTCGGTCTGTTCAGCAAGTACCTCATTCGCGACGTGGACGATCTGCGCCTCGTGCGGATGGACGAACGATACGCCGACTACGACCAGGTTGGCTTCACCGCGTTCATGCGGTCGGATGGTGACTTGCTCGACGCGGGCACGCACCCCATCTACTACATGACGCAGGGTTCGTAACAAAGAGACGGCAGGCGGCTCGCCTTCGGGTGGGCCGCCGCTTTCCCAAGAACAGAAGGAGGAAAAGTGGCACGTCTCTTTGAGGCAGTCAAAACACAGCTCTGCGTCACGCCGACAGCCGGCGCGGCAGGGCAGACCACGATCACGAGTTCGGCGGTGGATACCACTGGATTCGACGCGGTGCGGTTTCTAGTGGTTGTCGGCGCGATCACCACTGGCGGCGTGCAGTCGTTCAAGCTGCAGCAGTCGGACGATGACGGCGCAGGCGATTCGTACGGCGACATCGTTGGAACGTCACAGACGATCGCTGACGACGCCGATGATACGCACGTCTACTCTGACATCTTCAGGCCGCAGAAACGCTACCTGAAGGTGGTCATCTCGAGGGCCACGCAGAACGCCACGTTTGGTGGGGTCATTGCGGAACTCTACGAGCCGAGGACGGTGCCGGTGACGCAGACGGCAAGCGGGGAAACCTACATTTCGCCGGCAGAAGGCACGGCGTAAGGTGCCGTTTCCGGGCTTTCTGACTGATTTCGCGAAGCCGTGCCAGATCGTGACGACCACGGCTGGCGCGGCTGCGGCGACGGACATCACATCGTCCGCCGTTGACATGGCCGATTACGACGGGTGCCTGTTTCTAGTGGCGTTCGGGGCCATCGTGACCAACGCGGTCACGACGATCAAGCTGCAACAGTCGGACGACTCAGGCGGATCGCCGGACGACTTCTCCGACATCGTGGGCACCAGCCAGACGGTGGCCGACGACAAGGACAACACGTCGTTCGTAATCGACTTCCGCAGACCTCAGAAACGGTACTTGAAGTTGATTGTGACTCGCGCGACGCAGAACGCCACGGTGGGTGTCGTCTACGCGATTCCATACAACAAGGGTTCGCGATCTGACCTCTCGGCGACCGGCACGGCGATATCAGGGGCGGAACGGTTCTTCAACGTGGCAGAAGGCACGGCGTAGGTTGACGATCCGCCTCTTGCAAGCAATCGCATCTGGGGATGTGACGCTGCCTGCGGGGGCGGTGGTCTATCTGGAGCGTGGCACGCCGGAAGTGTTCCGGTGGCTGCGCTCTGGAGTGGCCGAAGTATTACGCGAGGACTGGACCGAGCAGGCCGTGGTCTCCCCGTATGAGCGCGCGGTGATCGGCGCATGGTGAGCTTCACGCGCACGGTGGATCCGGTGCAGGAGCCGGTCACTGTGAACACGGCGAAGCTGCACTGCAGGGCGCTTGTGGACGTGGTTGACGAGGACGCAGTCATCGCCACCTACATTCGCGCGGCTCGAGAGATTGGCGAAGGGCGCACGGGTCGTGGGTGGTTCACGCAGACGTGGCGCATGGTCACTGACGAGTGGGCAGACGCGATCGAGTTACCGATGGCTGGTCCGCTGCAAAGCGTGACATCGGTCAAGTACTACGACTCTGACGGCACGCTGCAGACGATGGCGACGAGTAACTACACGGTGGACACATCCAGCACGCCTGGCCGGTTGTGTTTAGCCGCTGGCGAGTCGTGGCCGTCGTTGCAGGCGGATCGGCGCGCGTGGCGCGTCGAGATCATTTACGTCGTGGGCTGGACGGCGCTGGAGTCGATCCCTAGCAGCTACAAGGTTGGCATGTTGCTGCTGGTGGATCACCTGTATGAGAACCGCTCGTCTGTGCAGGTAGGCGTTGGGATCGGCGCGATCGAACTGCCGCTGTCTATTGATACCTTCTTTGGCGACCAGGTGTACTGGACGCCTCCGGTGTGCGCCTAAATGCCGCAACCTCGCAGCTTCGGCGCGTGGCCGAGCGCAGGAGAGCGGCGGACGTTCTGCACCTTG